CCTGCTGGCTGACAACGAAGGTGGTCCGCGTGTTTATTCCGCCGCGACAAAGCTGGATCAGGCCAAAGAGTTATACGACGCAGCCGTCGCCATGATTGACCAGTCTCCAAAGCTGTCGAAGTTGGTGCAGCAGTACGCTAACCGGGTTGTTGCGAAGGGAAGCCGGGGCAGGTTGCAGGCTCTTAGCAAAGACAGCAAATCTATGGACGGTCTGAACGTTCACTTCGGATTGATCGACGAGCTGCATGCACACCAAACGTCAGCGGTCTGGGACGTTATTAAATCTGCTCGTGGCGCCCGAAAGCAGCCTCTTATCTGGACAATTACAACCGAAGGATTTCTGGTTGATGGGCCGGATGCTGACCAGCAGGACTACGCGCAGCGAGTGCTGGAAGGTGCAGTTGATGATGATAGTTACTTCGCCATCATCTACACGCTCGACGATCCGGAAGATTGGGATAAAGAGTCAGAATGGATTAAAGCAAATCCGAACTGGGGAGTATCGGTGAACCCCGATGACATGCGCGAACAGTGCCGCATGGCCAAGGAAATCCCAACAGAGCGTATCGAGTTTTTAACCAAGCGGCTTGATATCAAGGTGCGGGGTGAAGCCAAGTGGATGAACCTCGAACGGCTGAAGCAGTGTGAAGCCGACTATGACGACCAGGCGCCGTGGAATGGCAATGAAGAATTTAAAGGTGCAGATGCCTGGGGTGGCCTCGATTTATCAGCGGTTGAAGATATTACCGCCGCCGCCTTCACCATCACCCATAAAGGCAAAACCCGCACCTTCGTGCGTGCCTACTTGCCGCAGGGGGCGCTGGACCGGCGGTTGTCTAAGGGCGACAAGTCGCTGGAGCGCTTTTTGGTATCGGGCCACCTGCAGCTGACGCCGGGCGAAACGGTCGATTATGAATACATGAAAAAAGACCTGCGCCAAGCGCTGGCTTATTTCAATGTTACAGCAATCGCATTCGACCGCTGGAACTCCAACCAGCTGGTAAACGACTTGCTGGCCGAGGGTGCGCCCATGGTCAAATTCGGGCAGGGATTCGAATCTATGTCGGCCCCTATGAAGGAGCTGATGGTGCGGGTGCTGAACCGGCAGCTGGAATACAGCAACCCGCTGTTCTACTGGTGTTGTGCCAATCTGGTTGCTGACACCAATCCGGCCGGCGACATCAAGCCCGACAAATCCAAAGTGAAAGAAAAAATCGACGCTGCAGCCGCCACCATTATGGCCTTGGGAATGATGATCCTGATGCCCGTGAAAAAGCGGCCGCGCTCCATTTACGCAGACGGTGAACTATGAAACTCAAAGCTCCAAACCTCAGCAAGCTGGACACCATCCTGCTGCTGTCGCTGGGCCTGATCGGCGGCGGTGTTCATCAGCTGCTGGGTACTGGTCCGGCCATGCTGGCCGTAGGTGTCCTGCTGCTGCTGCTGGGCCTACTGATGGCGCGTGGGGGTGCTGAATGAGCCTGTTTTCTGGCATTGGTGCTGGGCTGAATATCGACGCCCGCAGCACTGCGCCTGAAGCCCCGCAACAATCTGGCGGCGGGTGGTTCGGAGGCATGTTGCGCCGGCCGATTGCGGGCGTTCCGGTCACCACCGACAGCGCCTTAAGCTACAGCGCTGTCTGGGCATGTGTGCGTCTGATTAGTGAGCATATCGCTATGATGCCGCACCGGGTTTATCAGTCGGATGGCGACCGCCGGGAGGTTGCCAGCAGTCACGGTGCAGATCATCTTCTGTACCGCATGGCGAACCCTGAAACCACATCGTTTGATTTCAAACAAAGTCTGCTTGCTGCGGCCCTTACTGGCGGCAACGGTATTGCCGAAATCGAATCGCTGCGCAACGGCGAGCCCGGTGCGTTGTGGCAATTTGAGTGGGGTCGCGTAAATCCAACCCGCACAAACAGCGGTAATCTCATTTACGAAATCAGCAACGGTGGAGCGGCGAACACCTACCTGCGGCCCGACCAGGTGCTGCACCTGAAGGGCTTCAGCCGCGACGGCGTTGTCGGTCTGTCCGTTATCGCCTTTGCCCGTCAAGCCATCAGCCTCGGCATTGCCATGGAGCACTTCGGTGCTGCCTTTTTCGGTAACGGCGCAATCCCCGGCGGTGTTATCGAATGGGCCGACGGCGCAGTAACACCGGATGAGTGGGGGCCAGATGCTGCTAAAAATCTGAAAGGCACTTGGAAAAAAGAACATCGTGGCGCAGGCAGTAATGGTGGCGTGGCGGTTTTAGAGCCGGGCCAGAAGTTTAAGCAGGTAACCATTAATCCGGAAGAGGCTCAGTTTCTGGAGTCTCGCAAATTCGGCGTAACAGAAATCTGTCGCTGGTTCGGCGTGCCGCCCCACAAGGTCGCGGATCTGGAGCGCAGCACCAACAACAACATCGAAGCCCAGAATATCGAATACGTTACCGACTGCCTCATGCGTTGGGCGGTTCGGCTTGAGCAAGAAATTAACGCCAAGCTGCTGCGTGGTAACTACTACAACAAAATCAACTTCAACAGCCTGCTGCGCGGCGACCTGAAGACCCGTCAGGAATACTACAAAACCATGATGGATCGCGGCGTATACAGCATTAACGATGTACTGGGCCTTGAAGATAAAAACCCGGTAGAGGGCGGCGACCTGCGCCTGGTACAGATGAACATGGTCAGCCTCGACTACGCCAACCAAAACCGCAACACCATCCAACAAAAGGGGAAAGCTGATGTTTGAACGAACACTGCTGTGGGGCATCAGCGCCCTGGGCCAAACCCAACTGAACGCACTGGAAGGGCTGCTGCAATCTGAGCGCGCGGCCAACCCGCAGCTGCAGGCTTACGGTGCCATCACCGCAGGCCCAGCCATCGATGCCGAGCGCAACGGCTTGCCCATCACCATCCGCGACAATATCGCCATCATTCCCGTGCGCGGCATCATGCTCAAAAGCTACCCGTGGCCCAGCAACTACGTTACCAGTACCCAGCATGTACGGGCTGCAGTGCGGGCGGCGCGCATGGACGAAACCATCGACCACCTTGTCGTGCTGTCTGATACACCCGGCGGCGATGTGCGCGGCATGCACGAATTAACCGATGAACTCGCCAACGCCGCGCAAGATAAAAACGTAGTGGTGCAGATCGAAGGTACGCTGGCCAGTGCTGGCTACCACATCGCTGCACCGGCCAATGCCATCTACGCCAGCCACCGCATGAACACCATCGGCAGCATCGGCGTGCGCACCGTGCTGTGGGACACCTCCCGCATGTACCAGAACGCAGGTATCGACGTACACAAAATCGACACCGGCGAACACAAATCCACCGGGCTGGAAGGTGTTCCGGTAACGGAAGAACAAAAGGCTGAAGTGCAGCGCGTGGTCGATCAGCTTTATGCAGAATTTCTGGCTGTGATCATTAAGGGCCGTGGCATCGCTGAAGCCGACCTGAAGCCGCTGGCCGATGGCCGCACCTGGTTCGCCCACGAGGCGCAGGGTTTCGGTCTTATCGACGCCATTCAGCCGTTGGAAACCACCCTGGCCAACCTCAAAACCCGACAGCCACCGGCAGGCCGCTTAACCCGCGCGCAGGCCGATGCCATGTTCGCCAAATTCGACTGAACCTTAGTCAAATAACCCCTTAACCCATTTCAACCCCAGCGACACTGCCATCCGGGCCGGTGGAGCTAATCACATCCATAGCAGGAGAAAACCATGCTTAAAGAACTGTTGAAAAAAGCACTGGCCCGCGCCAAAGAAATCCGCGCAGCAGCGGAAGCGGCCGGCCGTGAATACACCGAAGCCGAAGCGCAGGAGCTGGAGCAGCTGGCAACCAAGTGTGCAGACCTGAAGCAGAAAATTGCCCAGGCCGAAGAATTCGACGCGCTGGATGCAGAGCAAGCCCAGCTGGCAGGCCGTAAGACCAAGCCGGATGGCCTTGGTGGCAATGCCCAGGTAAAGGATGAAGGGCTTGAAGCCATGGGTGGCTTCAACAGCGAAGGTGAGTTTTTCAAGGCGATTCATGCTGCGGCGAAGGGTGATGTTGACCCGCGCTTACTGGCTTCTGCTGGGAGCGTCGTTACCAGTGACGGCGGCAATGAAGGTTTCAGTCTGCCACCGGCGATGCGCAATCAGATTTTTACGCTTCTGGAAGAAGACGTAGGCGACATGATGGACAAGGTTACTTCTGAAATCACGGGAATGTCTTCTGTTACCTTCCTTAAAGATGTCACCACTCCATGGGAAGCGGCAGGTATTCAGACTCACTGGGATCAGGGCAAGAAAAAGTTCGAGCCTACCACCATAAATGCAGAAACAGCAGACATGCTGCGGCTGAATGGTTTGAGTGTGTTTGCCAACGTTGATGAAGACCTGTTGGAAGATGCTCCGCGCTTGGGTCAGCGCATGATGACAATGGCCCCTCTGGCTATGCGTTGGGCGATCAATGAAGCCATCCGCTATGGCGACGGTGTAGGTAAGCCATTTGGTTACATGAACAGCCCGGCGCTGATTACTGTACCTAAAGATGCCAATCAGCCTGCAAAAACCCTGACTGCCGATAACGTCGCCAATATGTATACCCGCATGCTGGCATCCAGCCTGAAAAAAGCACACTGGGAAATTAACTCCGAATTGCTGCCTCAGCTGATGAAGCTGAAGGATGATGCGGGCAACCTGCTTTGGACGCCGCTCAATTCAGGCTATCAGGAAGAGCCTAATGGCCTGTTGTTGGGGCGCCCGGTTATTTTCAACGAACACCCGGAAGCGTCCGGTGCCAAGGGCGATATCCAGTTTGTAGACCCGTCCGGCTACTACCTGGCGCTGCGTACCGCAGCGGCGAAGTTCGCGGAATCGATGCACGTTTACTTCGACCAGAGCCTGAAGACGTTCCGCTGGCGGCTGCGCCTGGATGGTAAAACCATCCTGTCTAAGCCTGTAACGCCCCCGAAGGGTTCGCTCACAAAGTCTCACTTCGTGACGCTGGCTGAGCGCGCCTAACCCGCGCAACCCAGTAACGGCAGGCATTGCCTGCCGTTGCACCTATCCTGCGTAACGCTTCACTGGCGTTACGTGCAACGTTTCACCCTGTTTCAAATCGCAACGCGGGCAACCGCAGGAGAATACAGAATGAGCAATCCGAACCTCAAACCATCGCTGCGCGCCCCGGTTGTGGCCATGCTGAAATCCGATACCCATGCAGCAGACAACAGCTACACCACCGGCGTGGTCGATATGTCCATGTTTATCAATGTCATGTTGGTGATGGCGGTTGGCACTGTAGCCACTGCTGGCACCTTAACGCTGGAACAGGCCACCACGGCTGCGTTCAGCGATGCCAAAGCCATTGATGGTCATGCCGCCGTGGATCTGGCAACCGATACCCCAGTGCAGGTGAACCTGAAAGCCAACGAACTGGACGTAAACGGCGGTTTCCGTTTCATTCGCGCCAAACTCACAACCACGGGCGGCAGCGTAAAAACCGGCATTCTGGTGCTGGGCTTCGACGCTAAAGACCAACCCGCCGAACCGTTGGCCGGCACGATCGTCGCGGGCTAAGGGCTAATCCATGGAAATCCGCAGCACCTTAATCACCGGGCCGGAAGCTGAGCCGCTGGCGCTGGAACAGGTAAAGACTGACCGTGTGGTAACACACGACCAGCACGACACTCTGTTTGAGCAGTACATACAGGCTGCCCGTGAGCTTGCCGAAAATGTTACAGGCCGGGCATTAATGCCGCAGACCTGGCAGCAGCTTATTCCATCCGGGCAGTACGAAATCCCGCTGGAAAAATGGCCAGCGCTGGATCTGGTATCGGTCAGCATTAATGGTGAGGCGGTTGACCATGCGGCACTCATTGCCGCCGGGGAGCTGGAGTTTTACCCCGGCGACAATCCGCTGATTGTATCCCGCCGGTTTTGCGGTGCTCGTGTGGTACTGCAATACCGCGCCGGATATGCCGATGCGGCAGCCGTCCCGGCGAGCATAAAAAAATGGATGCTGCTTAAAGTCGGCAGTATGTACGAACATCGGGAATCTGAAGTGTCCGGCACAATTACTACAAAAATGAAGTACGTCGATTCTCTTATCACACATTACCGGGTGCGCTGATGCGAGTAGGAAAACTGAACACAGAAGCCGACCTGCTCAGCCCCGATGGTGCAGTCATCAGCACGTTGCTGATCGGCATCACAGAGCCAGAGGCGGCCGGATTTGAACCGGGCTTGCTGCAAAGCGGGCAAATAGGGGTGCGCTGCCGCTATACCGAATCTGTGCGGAGCGGATGCTATTTCTCTGAACGTAACGGCCGTTTAATGCTGATTACTCATGCGGCCGACCCATCCGGAAAGCAGCAGGATCTGCTCTGTAGTGCGCGGCGGCTTATCGGAGCGCCCGCTGTTATTAATCCGGGCAGCGCTAACGAAATCAGCGTTCTGGTTGCGCTGCTGGAATATTCGACCAAGCCATCGGGTAATGCCTTATTGCCTGCGGAGCAGCGGCGTCGGGCTGAGTTCTGTAACGCACAGTATCGCCCGCAACCGGGCCATGAGTTTGTAGTGGCCGGTGCGCGCATGAAAATTACAGAGATAGACACCGAAGGCACTGACACCGTTGTTACCCGTGCCTGGGTGCAGTTTTTACAATATGAGTAAGCGCAGCACCGTAACCGCTACCGGCTTAACGGAAATCATCCGTCAGCTGGATGAACTGGGAAAGCAGGGCGATAAACTTGCGCAGCAGGCGTCAACCGATGCGGCGCGACAACTGCGCGACACTTATATCGTTCAGGTTCTGTCATCCGATACGGGTGTCCCGGCGGCTATCGTGCGCAAAAATGCAGCCGTAAAAAAAGCCAGCGATCAGTACCCGGCGGCGCGAATTAATTTCAGCGGCTCCGGAATTCCGGTGCGTGATTACACCTGGCGGGCGCGGCCAACACGCCACCCGACGCGGGCGCAGATATTAGTTAACTGGATCGGTGGCGCTGAAAAAATTGCAGCAGGCTTTGTTAACCCGCTGGCCAAGGGAGTGCCGCTCAGCACCCGTAATCAGCGGGCTGGGCGCAATGGCAAAGTGTACACATACCGCAAAGGCCAGCTAACAACGGCAATGGGGCCATCACTTGCCACGGCATATTTAGCGCTGCCCGAAAATGAAGTCGCAGAGCGCGCCACGGTGCAGCTCAATGCCGCCACTGTTCAGCTGCTCGATCAGCTTTTCCCGGAATAAATTATGACCACTAAAACAACTCAGGTTCGTGAAGCCATCGTGCAGCGATTGCTGGCGCTGGGTGCTGATTCGGCGGCTAATATCGGCGCTGTCTGCAACCCGGAGCAAATCCGCAACCCAGACAATCGCGCGGCTGAACCGCAGCTTACCGCTGTGCTCTGGACTATGCCGGGGCAGATGCTGGATCTCAAAGGGGCGTCCATTAAATGGCAGCAGCCTTTTATCGTCGATATTGCTGTGCCCTGGTCAGCAGATGCAGAGCAGCGTTGCGACAAAATCCGGCTGGAATTGGCAGCTGCTCTGGTGTCGGCCTTTTCTGACGTGTCGGTTCTTAAATCGTCGTTGGGTGAGCTGGATACAGGCTACCCGGCAGAAGGTAGCGGCTATGCGCTGATCAGCGCCACGGCCACCTTTGAATACCTCGAAAAACTCTGAGCCGCACCGGCTCGCCTGATGAAACCAACCGTTAAACCCCACATGAGGAAAACCCCATGAGTAAACAAGTGCGAGCCTTTATTGGTAAAGGCCAAATCCATTTGCGCCGCCGCGATCTTCCCCAGGGCTTAATGCCCATCGGCGAGGCAAGCGCGTTCGAGCTGCAGATTGACGTCGATGAAAAAACACTGCAATCCAATACCCAGTCGGGTGGCGGAGTGGCGGCTACGGCGTACAGCGTGTCCAGCATGGGCATTAGCATCACCGGCCATTCGTTCACCGATGACATGGTAGCCATGGCTCTGTACGGCGATGCCTCTGCCGTGGCCGGTGGAGAAGTTACCGACGAACCCCAGACCGCCTATAAAGGCGGTCTGGTGCCGTTCAATAAAATCCCGGATCTGGAGCAAGCCATCACCGTTGAGCCTGCTGTAACCGGTACCGCCTATGTGGCTGATGTCGATTACAGCGTAACGGCAGCGGGTATCCGTATTCTGGAAGGCGGCAGTATCGCCAACGCGGCGGCCATTCTGGTTAGCTACACCAGCAAGGCCCACAGCGCCATCGAAATGCTCACCAACAGCGGCTATGAATACGAGCTGTTCATGGAAGGCTTCAATGATGCCGACAACGGCCTGCCGTTCAACGTGCAGATCTACCGCTGCAAATTCAGCCCAACAGCGGGCATGGGTTTCATTCAGGATGACTTTGCCGAAAACGCACTGTCCGGATCTACGCTGGTAGACGCCAGCAAGACCGGCGCCGGCGTTTCCAGATACGCGAAAATCACCCGCGTGTAAACAGGGCGGGGCACAAGGATGTGTCTCCGCCATTGTATATACAGTAAGTGACTATGTTGTCTTGTATGCTTGTATGGTCTGTAACTTAGGTTGATAAGTATGCTTATTATACATATTATGTGTATATACAAGAGGGCTGTAGATGGAAATAAGAATCAGTGGAGTGATTAACAAGAAGCTTTTGTCTAAGCATGAGGTTACAGAGGCGGAGGTTCGCCAGTGCTTTGAAAACCGCGATGGTAAGTTGCTATTGGACCCGCGCGAGAAGCACAAAACCAACCCGCCAACTCAGTGGTTTATATCTTACACAAACAAACAACGCAGACTCAAAATTGTTTTTGTTCTGAAAGAGGGCGTTGTCTATCTAAAAACGGCTTACGAACCTAATCAGATCGAAATAGATATTTATAATCAGCATGGAGAACGATCCGATGGGGATGTGGAATGAAGTTTGCTGAGAAAGACATTGGTGCTTGTACACAAGCAAAAAGCACAGTTTAAAGATAGTTTTTGTTCTGATAGAGGGTGTTGTCTATTTGAAAGTGGCCTACTAGCCGGATCAAATAGAGCTAAACATTTACAGCCGAAAGGCTGATGATCCAAGGGGATTGCAGTATGGAATTTACAACCAAAGATATCGGGGCCTGGGAAACCGGCGAGCTTGGCGCAAGTAGCGACAGTGTGGCGGTATCGTCTGATTCAGTGGCGCTGGATGAAGCGCTGGGGATGCAATTGATCTCCATTCGCTTACAGAAAAAGCTGATTAACGACCTCAAGCGTATCGCAGGGCATCACGGGATTGGCTACCAGCCTATGATTCGAGATCTGTTGAACCGCTTCGTAAACTCAGAGCTGAAACTAATTCTCAATGATGAATTGCGACAGTTAGATCAGGCGTTGTCAGAGATCGAAAGCACTGAACCCGTAAGACAGTTTATGGAAGTTCGTAAGCAGGCGTAATTTGCCTGTAACATATCATTACCTTCAAAGGGGCCGCAAATGCGGCCCTTTTTTTTTGGTGTAATTCATGGCCAATAAAATCGTTAGTCTGCTGCTGCAGGTAAAAAACGCCATTTCACCGGGCGTAAAAGAAGCGTCGGATGATTTAGAGGATTTAACAAATCGCACCCGTGAGCTGGAAAAAGAATTAGTAAAACTGGATTCGGCGCAAGGCGCGATTGATTCGCTCGATGGCGCACGAAAATCCGCCGTGGATGCAGAGGCAGCATTCGATTCTGCCCAGTTGGAAGTTATCCGGCGGAAAGAAGCCCTTA